CTTGAACAGTAGGAGTACCACCTCTATGATAATACTGTATTTGATTCGGAACACCTAAATTTCCAGCACCAACATCCCAACCCGTATATAAAAAATAGTTACTGTAATCAGTTCCACCATCATTATCTATTCTATACTGATAGTTTCCAGCAGCTCCTACAAATAATATTCCAGCATCAATGCAATCTTCTATGTCAGATTCAACACTTGCAACTCTTGCAGGATATCTCCAATATCCATCTGCATCAGCTTCAATTGGCATCAATCCGTAAGGTTTTAAACTGCCATTTCCTAAAAGAGCATTAGAGCCTGTAAAGTTACTTCCTCTCCAGACAACGCCTGTCATCGTTCTAGTGTTAGTTCCTACATAACCCCAACTCATATTAACAACAGTAGGTCTATTAGGAATTGTGTTATCATCTGAGTTTGCAGCTTTTTTCAAGTTATGCCAAGCTCTTAACATATTAAAAGCTGTACTTACTCCAAATTGTGTGGTGGCATCATCGAGTACTTTTAAACTAAAAATGCGAGCTTCTTTTGCCCAACCATTTAATTTTCCACATGCGATTCCTGCAACATGAGTTCCATGACCAGTCAAATCTCTATGATAGTCTGCATGTTGTGAACCACCTAGACCACTTATAGTTGGCCAATCTATTGTTTGATATCTTGTGCTTCCGGTATTTGATCTTGGTGAATCATTAAACTCTGGATGATTGGCTTGTATGCCGCTGTCCATAATTACAACGTCTACACCATTCGCTGTTAAAGTATAAGGAAAACTTTGATTACTTACAGTAGAATTGCCACTCCATTTATCACTAGTAAATCCACAAGCAGCAAGTCCCCAGTTTGCACCATTTACTGTAGCCGTCTTATCAAAATCAATTGAATCTTGTACGGCGTTAGCCATCGGTATGATGCCATTTTCTGATTTAGATCCATATCTTATATCTCTTATTCTCGGATCTTGCTCTTTTAGATTATCAGCCTGAGCTTTAGTCATTACATAATCAAAGTTACTGACACTTTCTAGCTTTTCATTATGAAGTTCATAACCAACTGCTTTCATATCTTCCATGAATCTAGATGTATCAACACCTTTGTGTAGTGTTACAACACATCGATTTTCTCCTGACATAATTTATCCTATCTTCGTAATCTTAAGCATGCTATATCCCGGATGAGCTCCTTCTCCTGATATACCAGGCGATGAAATATAATTATTAACGTTGTCATTAGTATTTGGAGGAGAAACACTGTTCTGATCTATGTTTACTCTTATTAAATCATTTGCAGCAAGTGCCATATTAGTTTCTAAAGTAAGTGATCCAAATCCAGAATCTCCACAGTTTATAGTTCCCATTCCACCAGGAATGTTGTTAAATCCTGATCCTGTGCTGTGCTGTAATGAAACCTTTAAACTATTTTGTCCTTCTTTCTTAAACCAAGTGACTGTAGTTCCAAGTGTATAATGTCCAGCAATATCTGTTCTTATAGCTTCTGTGCCACTAAAACTATAACCAACTGTTGGACTATGTTCAGCAATTGGCGTAGTATTCAACGGCATGAATGCATCAGTGGTGGTTGTAGTTGTTTTGGCAATAAGTTCAGCAATTATATAATCACCTCTAAAAGTTGTTCTACTTGAATCAACGTAGGCTTTAGTCGCAGCATCAGTATTACTTGTTGGCGCACCAACATTAGTTATTTTACTTGTAAGTGCGTTAATAACCCCAGCTCCATTATTAGCACTTAATTGAATGTCGGTTGAACTTGTTAATGCTCCAAATCCTATTCCGCTGTTAGCGATCGAATCTGTAGTTATTCCACCTGTAACTGCTAGTCCGCCTGTAAGAGATATTGCAGTACCTGTTGATGCTCCTCTTCCAGTAACAGTTGCTAAAGTATCAATTTCTTTAAATTTTAATTTTATATAATCAGAGTCGATTAACTGTTTTGTAAGTGATGAGTCTAAATTATCTGCTCTAGCATTAACATAAGCCGAATCTATAAGTTTAATTACTAAATCAGAATCTAGATCAGACGCCACTGTTCTTATATAAGCAGAGTCTGCTAAGTTTTTAACATATTCTCCATCGATCAAAGCTTGAGTGTATGTACTATCTAGATAATTTTTATCATTTGCAAAAGTTGATATCGGTCTTGAAGTTACAAATCCTGAATCTGGAAAGTCGGCTGTTGTATATTTTATCTGCCTTGCTTGAACATATGTCGAATTAATCATGGCCTCGACATAGTTTGAATCCATAGTATCTAAACCGGTGATAGTCGCACCTGCAAAGTCTGCAGTTCCAGTGACGTCAAGGTTTGTAGTATTAACAGTTGTACTATTAACAGTTGTAATTCCACCTGTAGTAGCATTAATGTTGGCATTAACAGTATTAGCCGCTAAAGTGGTGACATTTGTTATCGCATTACTGTTTAAGTTTAAAACACCAAGCATTGCAACAGAACCGTCAGTCTTAACAGCATCGGTGATTCCAAATCCTGCGACTGTTGTAGGTTTACCTGTCAATGAAGCATAAGCTTTGTCTTGTCTTAATTGTACGTAAGCAGAGTCTGCAATTGCAACTACTTCAGCAGAATCTGTAAATAAATCTGGATTGACTCTAGCATTAACATAAGCAGAATCAAATATCGCTATTGCTTCAGCAGAATCTAAAAAGTCAAAGTTTGCTTGCCTGGCCTGAACATAAGCAGCATCAACAACTAAACTAATACGAGTATCAACTCTTGTATTTGTGTGATAAAGATTTGAAGTTCCTTCAGATAAACTGTCTGTAGTGGTATTAGCAAGTACATCACTAAAATCTGATTCAGCTCCAAGATACTTACCTGATAAGTTTGGTGCTACAATTCCTTTGTTAAAGTTCCATTTATCATTTGCAACTTTATATAAAATATTAGCATTAGCTCCTTTTAGTATAACACCACCGCTATCAGCCGCTGCAGCATTAGCTGCTGAGTCTGCTAATATAACATTTCTATTTCCGACACTTAGTGTGTTACTACTTAATGTCGTAGTCGTTCCGTTAACTACTAAGTCACCAGTAACTTGCAGAGTGCCAAATACGACACTATCTGCTTTACCTAAGTCTTGATCTGTTGTTACTTTTCCTCGCACATAAGCGGAATCAACCGTTCCTTGTACGACCTTTATAACGTTTGCCGAGTCTGTTCCTGCAACGGCTTTAATAAAAGCTGAATCAATGGCGCTGATCCTAGTATCAAGATCAGTAATATTACCGTCCATTTCAGCAAATGTTAATGCGCTGTCTTTGGAACTTCTTAATATGATTGCCATTTATCTGCTCCTTTATTTAACTGTTTTGTCTTCAACATAGTTAGTATTCACATAACCCTTCTTAAAGTATTGACCAAGTTCTGTTAGATCTGGTGCGAAGTTTTCTAACGTACTTACAGCAAATCCAAAAGTTTCATCTGGACTCGCATCAGCCGGATTAGGCGTAACAATAACTTTTTGAATTATATTGCTAATCCCAGCAGAATCTCCAGTTTCTAAGTTGCCTGTAGCTCTATTTATAAGTGAAGCTTCTCTTATTGGACCATAGAAATTAATATTCATGGTGAAGTCCATAGAATATATTATAGTTCTTCTTTGTTCTAGAGATCCTTCAAAGTCGTCTTGAAAGTTAACACCTTGAATAGTTATAGGCACGTCTTCTTTAATAGTAGGATATTCTGCGAATGGTTTAATTGTTAATGTATACTGTGGAGCAAAATAAGGAATAATTTGTTCCACTATTTGTAATGCATCGTCTTGAGTTTTAGTAAATGCATTTAATTGAAAGCTTATTATATACGGTACAGGTGAATATAATGATCCTCGAAGATCTCTATCAGCTTGTCCTTTTTTCTGTACACTAAATCTATTTAACTTTGGAATCTTTCTGTTTGGATCATAAGATATTGATGTTATTTCAAAAGCTAGTCTCGGTAGTTTTAAAGCTACTCGTGTATTTTCTCTAAGATCTGGATCGGCTTGTATTCTTGCTAGATATTTTTCTCTTGGTGCATATGCTAGAGGAACTCTTACTTGACTCAATGTACCACCGTTTGCATCTGTTCGAACGACATGAACGTTGTTAAACATTGTCCCAAACATGGCCACAGCTTTTCTTATCTTTTGATGATAAAAATATTCAAACATTAATTATCCTCCGCATCACCAAATGGATTTCTCTCGGTAAAGTCTAAGAAGTTAAAGTCAAAGAGATCATTTCCAGATGCAGCATCAAATACTTTATTTTGTGCATTAATTAGATCTTCTGCAGTACTGTCAGCAATAGCAAGTATTTGTCTTCTCGGATCAGAGTCAGCAGTGATGCCTTGGAAAGGTGTCTCAACTCTATCATTAATTAACCAAGTATTATAGAAACTATCTGCAACAGTCTTACTGATTTGGAATGATCCGAATCCACCACTATCAGGTCCAACATGAGTTACTTTTACTATGTTTGTAGATCGATCATAAGATAAGACTTCACCTCTCATCGTAACACCATCAGCTCTTCTTTGTATCACAGCCTCGCCTTTAAAGAAGTCTGCCGCGAGACTATCAGTTCCTGCTGCTAGCAATAATGATAAGGTATGTCCTTCACCCTCAACAGCATCAATAGCTGCAACACCTGTATCAAAGTCTTCATCGCTGTAATCAAAGAGTTCACAACGCATTTTATACGTTGGAAGATTACTTAATTGATAGAAAGGTTGCTCGTGCTCAACGTGCATTATTTGAAACATAGAATTAGACAGAGGGAGATATATCACATCACCTTCCTTTGGTCTAAATATGCCTGATTCTGATGGAAAAGCTGCTTGTGAAAATACGTGTTCCCACCTTCTTCTAGAAACTATGAACGTTGCAGCATCTCTTATCTCAACACCAAACCTTGTAAATAAATCTCCTTCTCCATCAAAGCCTTCAGTATTTTCAATATACATCTCAACCTTATACGCACTTCCAAACTTAGAAGGAATATCTTCTCCCAACAGTCTATCTTGATTTACGATTGTTCTTGGAAGGTAATAGACATCCTGCCCATAGATCTTTAATGATTCTATGATTAAATCTTCGTATAGCTGTTGTTCTGAACGAACTTTTTGGCTGAAGTAATGATTAAGCGCCATGTTTTATCCCATAAAAAAGTCTGGTGGCATTTCATGTTCAAGTCTCACCGATTCTTTTAATCTTTCTATCTCTTGTAAAGCGTCCTCGTATATTTGCCGCCCGTTAATAGTTACACCTCCAGGAAGTTGCATTCCTTCGAATTTAATTAAGTTTTGACCCCATTGTCTTTTCATCAGTGCTGCTGTATATTCTTTCACAAACTTATCATTATAAACACTTGTAAAATTATTTGGATCTACTGTCTGATATACTTCCATGATTATGAAATCATCTTTCTTGATGTCACCGTCATTTAAATCACCAAGTATATGCAGTCTGTGTTGATGTCTTTGAAATTGAACTAAAGGTTTTCCGTTCAACTGCATGTCTATTAAATTTAAGTACTGCTGCATTTGATTATAGTACGCTAAGTCACCTGCAAAATTTTGTAAGTCAGCTATGTCATTAAGCATCATCTGATACTTAACACTAAACATGTTTGTTGAACTATTGATTGCATTTGATAATGGTAACAGTCGAGTCACGATATGAACAGAACTCGGTACTGTTATATAATTATTATCCAGATCATCTTGAGTTACTTGATGTTTGATGTACGTTCTATGAGTAGCATCACTATTATACTCTTGAAAGTATTGTAAAGCTTCATCTACTCTATCAGATATCTGATCATCATCAAGATTTACTTCGATGACAGGTTCTCCGAGAACTCTCTTACAATAATCTATTAAATCGTCTCTTGAATTTACTACGGCCATGATTTTTCCATACAAATAGTTTTTTACTATTTATATGTAAAATGTGCTTAACTTAGCCTTTAAGTGCAGTTGTTGCCGGCGTAAAGTTTTTAGAATATACTACTGTATCTTTAACAATTCTAAGATTTGAAATATATCCATTCATCCATGCTGAAGAACCATCATCGCCTATTCTGAACGTGGTACCATTTATATTACCTGTATATGCGAACTCATCAGCTAGTGCACCATCTACGAATACTGTCATCTTGTTTTCTGAGTCGTCATGGCAATAAGCCATGTGATACCATCTATCTGCTACTGGTGTTATATTTGCATCGTAACTACCACTGATTCCACCACTATGATACACTGCAAAAGCATTAGATGCATCTCTTCTATAAAAAGCTGGAGCATATCCATTAAAAGCACAATGTATTTGATTTCCAGATATACTATTATGATATACCCAATACTCTACTGTCCAATCAGCAGTACCAAGTGTGTCTGCCAATGTACATTGTAAATAATCTCCAGTGCCATCAAAGTAAACAGATTTCATACCAGGAGCAGGCCCGAAGCTTGATACAGCAGCGTTGCCATTTGTTGTGATTGAAGTACTATTAGAACTTCCATCTGTTATTGTGGCTGCATGACAAGTTAGAAGTGTCACATTACTTGCAGTTACAGTAACACCAGATCTTTGAGAGTTAGTTGTTGTAAGTGTTTCTTTTAAAGGTTTAAAAGGAAATCTGGCTAAATCATTTGATACTCTAAAATCATGTACATATCCTTGAAAAAATGCATCTGGAGTTGTAGCACTACCTCCATGTCTTGCACCACCAACTGACATAGTATTATTACTGTTATTATTAGTTGTATTAGCTACAATTCCTTGATCAACACCATTTACAAATATTTGTAGAACTCCATGCTGTCTTTGTAATACACAATGATTCCAGGTGTTTAGAAGAGTAGCAGTTCCATCTGTTGTTATAAGGGCACTTCCGCTCCAAACCCTAAACGCAGTAGCTGTTATTCTTGTAAATGTAAATCCATCAGTGGCGCCGCCATTAGTACGAGTATCCCATATACCTTTATTTGTAGAAGTATCTGTACAATATACCCAAAACTCTACAGTAAAATTTGTATCTGTACCACTATTCAAAGGCCTATCAAATTGTATATAATCATTAGAACCATCAAAATATACAGTGTTTTCTGAAAAATGTTGTTGTCCTGATGATGCAACTGCACCATTTATTAATTCAATTGAATGTGTTTTTTGACTTTCGTCTCTGACACTACCTTGAGTCATGTTCAATAATAGTTTAGTATGAGCCGCAGTAATTGATGTATTAACATTTGTTGTTGATGGATACGTACCACCAGTTGTAGTAAGTGGACCACTAGGTGGCGTAAAATCTCCAGTGTAAACAGCAGTACCTACGACTATTCTAACATCTGTTATATGGCAATCGATAGGAAGAGAAGAAGCATATGTTCCTTTTCCTATTTCAATCTCGCCGTTTGTTCCTCCGGTATAATTATATGTGCTTGATACGTTTCCAGCGGCCTTCCCGTTTATCCAACAATATAATGTTCCACTCATTCTCTCAAAAACTATGTGTGTCCATTCTTTTTGTTTAATTGGTATAGTAGGAGTTAATCTATTGGTAGTGGCTTCATACCAATTTAAATTTCCACTAGCATCAGTCTTATACAGTCTCCATCCGCCAGAAGCTGTGTACATCTGACTCAGTATAGCTTCCCAAAAACTAGAAACTGCTGTGTGTTTATACAACCATAACTCAACTGTAAAGTCTCCAGTTCCTAAGACTACCTCGTTACTTGATCCATCACTAGTCTTGATTTCATCTGAAGTACCAGGAAAATGAGCAGATCCTCCGTGTTCAGAAGTTGTATAACTCTTAATATTATATGGTGCAAGAGAATCTATGTATGTATTACCATTTACTGATATAACATGTCTTCCTGCTGATTTATCATAAAAGCCTGGTGCTCCTAGTAACAGTTTTGTATTTGAAATCGCAGTTAATCTTTCTTCTGGTGGTGTAAATTCTGCTGTATAAACTCCTGTTCCTTTGACTAATCTCAAGTCTGCTATATATCCATAAAAGTATCTGTTTGAGCTTGAATTACTTTTTCCAGTGTAAGGAGCAGTTGTGGCAGTATGATCAAAAGTATAAGATGCACTATACCGTTCTTCACCGTTAGTAAAGATCTTTAATGTTCCTGAAGTTCGTGAGAAAGCTATATGATGCCATTCATTTACACTTAAACCTGTACCAGATGCCATAGTAGAAGAACCATTCCATAGCTTTGGGGCAAGTGTTGCATTGTCTAAAAAGAAGAACATAGAAGGAGTACCAAAATGTCCAAATATACACATATCATTATTAACACCACCGCCAGGAATAGATGTTACATAAACCCAAGCTTCTAATGTAAAATCTCCTGTTCCAAGTGCAAAATCGGCATGACTAGGATATGATAGATAATCACCACTTCCATCAAAGTACATTGAATAGCCTGTGGCTTTGTAAGGTGAAAATGTTCCTAATGAAGCAGTAGCTCCATTCATAACCAATGAGTGACTACTTGCTGATGCATCTGTTGGTGTTGTGTTATCTCCAGTTCCAGTTGCTTTAAGTAGCAACTCTGTTTTGTTAGAATGTGAAATAAACGTAACAAAATCCAAAGTAATACTTGAGACTGCTGGTACTATATTAACGCCGTCTGTTGCTTTAATTGTTAAAGTTCCAGTATAGGTTGTGCCATCAATTAGACTAGCATTAGTTTTTGGGACTAAGGTAAAGACTGACGAGTCTTGTGTAATGTCTGCCATTGAATCTAATTGACCTCCAGTCTCGAAACTAAATGATACTCCTAAACTTTCTGGATCAGAAGCTGCGACAGTAATAGTAAGAGTACTTCTTGGTGAATCAGCATCAAACGTATAATCTGATAATGGCGAAGTAGTAAATGTTGGATTCGTATTGATTAAAGCTACGTTATACCAACCTGATCCGTTCCAAACGTACATTCTGTTTGTAGACTGTACGAGAGCCATTTCGCCGAAAGTATTTCCGACACTAGGAAGAGCCGCAGCATTAGCGTACTGCTGAGCAGACTGCTCAATAGTTGTAGTCGTAACAGTACCATCAATAGATGATTTAATTAATGATGTTGCACTGTTTACTGTTGCTGATAAAGCTCTTCCTTTTGATATTGCCATTTTATTCCTTTATTTCTCCTTCTACAGGCTCTGCTTTTGCTTCCTCTTCCGCAGCTTTTTGCTTAGCCATAAATTCTTCTATGATTACATGAACTTTGTCATGTACCATACCTACCGTTGACAAATCGCCAGCACCTAAGACACCGCCTTTAGTAGCCGCATCAATAACTCCTCTTACGACCATCAGGTCTTGAATTGTTATTTGAATATTTTGTTGTGGTTGTTCTTCAACTTGTTCGTTCATTTATTTCTCCATTAATTTTCACTTAGTATCCAACCTTGGGTTGCATTATAATAAACCAAACCTTGAGCAGCTCGATTTACGTTAATAACCAAATTATCGGTTAATCCTTGGATCTTATGTCCGTTTCTATTTATAGTTATGTTATTAGTGCCCGCTTGACCAGTTCCGTCTATGATTTTGATCTCATCACCTAAAGTTCCAGAAGCAGGGAGTGTTAACGTTCTTGCTGATGATGTATCTACTATATATGCGTTCCCTTTGACTAACGTTATGTTACTTGAAGTCGCATTATAAGTGTGACCACTTAATGCTCTAGCTTGGACGTAAGCAGAATCTATCATACTTGTTACTGCAGATGAATCACTAAAGGCAGCCGTCGCTCTAAAGTTTGTAGCGTAATTATTAATAACAAGTTCTGAACCAGCGTTAACAGAGTCTAGTAACGTAATCTGATTTTTATTTTGTAAACTAAAGTCTTCTACTTTTGTAAGAAGCAGACCATTTAAGAATATTTGTATTTGAGCAGAGTCATAACTTAATGCTGTTCCTCCGATATCATTACCAGTATATACACTCTGTCCTTCAGTAGAAACATATCTAAAGGTAGAAAACGAAGATGTAGCAGGAACCATTTCTGAAAGTCTTTGCTGAATGTATGCAGAATCAACAGTTTCCAATATTGCAGTAGAGGAAGACGTTCTTGTTGAAGTAACTGTTTGAACAAGTATTTCATCAGCACTATCAAGAGCATTATTTAATGTTATTCTATTATTAGCAGAACTATCAACAAAATCTGTACCTTGCAACTTAATACCATTTAAGAATACTGCAAAATTATTTGTTCCAATACTTAATGAATCTCCAGCATTACTTAATCCAGTTATAGCAGTTGTTCCGGAATCAACTGTGAACAAGAAGTCTGTAAACTTTGGATCTACTGTTCCGTCAAACTTAGAGTTAACATAAGCAGAATCAACGAGATCAATGACGAGAGCAGAATCTAATCCAGCAGTTATTCCTGTTAGAGCTGAACCATCTCCTGAAAATGAAGTAGCTGAGAAATCACCTTCGTGTGTAAGTCTCGCTTTTTCTGTAGCTGCACCTGAAGTACCAAGTTTAAATACTAGATCAGTTTGATTAACTGAAGAAGTGAACGTTGCATCTGCTTCGGCTGTAATTTCAGCCGCAACCGCAGTTGCATCCCCTCCGCTTGCTTCAGATACAGCCTTAAACTGAATAGTACCTAAGTTATTACCATCAACAATAGTTGTATCAGATGTTTGTAATGTAATCCTACCTCCTACAGATGAAGCACTAGAACTAGCTATTATATTGCCAGCTGAAAATAAAGTATTACTACTTGGATTAAACGTTAACCCACCGTTATCAACTTGCATTGAAGAATGACTGTTACCACCTGGATTCGTCTCAACAAATGTAATATTATAATTAACGTTATCGTCTTCAGACTCATCAACATATACCTTGGTTGCTTGTGTTGCTTGTGCAACTGTTCCAACTCTAGCTGCCACGTATGCTGAATCTATAAGATCAATAATTTCTGAAGAATCAAGAAGTAACTGAAGTGCTAAGTCTGAATCTAGTAATGACTGCCTTGCTTTAACATAAGCTACATTAACAGTAGAGTTTATAAGACTTATAACAGAAGCAGAATCGGTTCCTGCTGCAGTCCTTGCTGCAACATAAGCCGAATCAACGATTTGTGAAACTGCTTGAGATCCATTAAATCTAACATTCCCTACTAACGTACTAATTACAATTTCATCACTATCAGCAGCAGTAAATCCTTGAAGTGTAATAGTATTTGTAGTAGTATTTGCAGTATAGTCTGAAGCTAGAAGTCGAATACCATTTAAGAATACTTCTTGATTTGCACTAGTAAGCGATAATGCTTGTCCATTTGCATCATTTCCAGAAAATACAGTATCTCCTGAATCAGCAATATATTTAAATTCTTTAAACTCAGGATTAATTATTCCTGCATCATTTCCAGAAAATTTAGATGCATAGTCTTGTACTATTATTTCATCGTTAGCATTAGCACCTGATGTTAGTGTTAAAATGCCTGTTGAAGTGGTTGTATAGTCATCACTATCTTCTAATAATAAACCATTTAAAAATACTTGTTGGTTGCCTGGAACATAAGCAAGAGTATTTCCTTTTACGTCTGCACCTGTTATCGTAGTTTGAGCGGCATTTAAGGTGTATTTAAATGTGTTAAGTGTTCCGCTACCTGCAACAAAGGTCGAAGCTAAAGTAGCATTGTAAGCAATGATAGCAAGATCATCGGCGCTGTCCGCAGCTGAAGTAAGTGTTAAAGTATTAGTAGTTCCGTTTTGTATTATATCTTCGTTTGTCAGTAATATACCATTGAGATATACATCAATCTGTCCTGAATCAAATGTTAAAG